TTAAGCTAACTCTGTTCCTCCCTTTAATGGGTTGTACGTAATCGCATCTTGAAGAAAGTCCGGTGCAAAGTGCGCATAGGTCAGGGTTTGCTGTAATGTCGAGTGACCTAAGATTCTCTGCAAAGTAATAATACTGCCGCCATTCATCATAAAATGGGTTGCGAAAGTATGCCGTAATGCATGCGTGGCTTGGCCCTGCGGCATATCTGGCTTAATGGTCTTTATGTTCTTTCTAAACATATCGTAAGAGGTATTTGGAAAAAGCAGACCGGATTTTCGCGTACACACAGCATCTGCGACTTCTTGGGAAATCGGCACAATGCGTGCTTTGCCCGTTTTGGTAAAAGTGAAACGAATTTTATTTTGGATCACGTGCTCGCGTTTTAATTTAACCGCTTCCCCCCAACGCGCGCCGGTGCTTAAACATAAAATCGCCACTTTTTTATTATCACCTTTTAATATATTCAGCAGCAGCCCAATTTCTTCATGCGTTAAATAAGACATCTCAGTCGCTTTTTGCTTTAACCGTGATAGCCCTCGTATTGGGTGTTTACCCATAAATAAATCCGTGCGCTTTAAGGCGGTAAATATGCCGCTTATTGCTGAAAAATCACGGTTTATCGTGGAGGGCTTGATACCCGCAGCGAGCCGGAGTTCGCGGTAAAGTGCTAATTGCTTATCGGTTAATAAGCACATTGGCGGGTTATCGAGTGCGGTCGCAATGCGTGTTGCCCTTAATAACGTGTCCTGCGCATATTCGCTACTTTTGCCAAAGGTGTTCCACCACAAATCAATTAAGTCTTGTAGCGGCCGAATATCATTGGATTTATCTAACCAATCCTTGTGCATTTTGTTTGAAAGGGCGTAACGTTCAAACAAAACAGCTTCGTGTTTTGTATCAAATCGACGTCTGACGCGTTTTCCTTGACGGCCAGCCGGTCTAATGTCCACTTCATATTGACCATCTTCGAGTTTCTTAATTGCCATAAGAAAGCCCTCCGAGGGTCGATTGGCCTTGCGAGTTAACCTCACAAAATGCCTGATAAATTGTTAACCAGTTTTCTTGTCTGAGTGGGGTGAGCCTGAATTTTCGTGCCCAGTGTGCGCTAAAGCCGGTGCGATTTGGCCAGCTTCAGGATTAACCTCATCGAACATGAACCAATCTCGGTATTTTCTAAATCGGGGGTGCTTAAAGAATTTCATTGCAGACTCCAATGACATTTTAGCTTTTCCACTTTCATATCCATGATAGGTAACATAATTAATACCTACCAAATCAGCAGCTTGCTTAACATTAAGCCTTTCTGACTCACGTATAAGCTTTAGCCTTTCGCTATCGTACGTTGACATTATATAAGAGATCTCTTATTTTATAAGAACATTGATATCTCAATGCAATGAAGCAAAGAGTCCTAAAGCGCTAGAAAGCGCCTGACATAAGAGGGTAGCAGATGAGAGAGAAAATCGTAAGTCTGTCAGATGTTGTGACTGAGGAAAAATTCGCTGAGTTGATTGGTAAGCCAGCAAGCGCAGTGGCAGATATGCGCAAAGCGGGTAAGTTACCGATTGTTCAGATGAAAAGACCCGGCTCTAGTCGTGCGGAAAATTATGTGTATTTGCCTGCGTGGAATAATGGTTTAAGGCTGGCGTATGAGTCGTTACCCGCGGAAATGCGTGACGGTTGGTTGGTGTGGTTGGGTTTAGGTAAGCCACAATGAGTCAGGTTATTCGTGTGAGCCATCATTGTGCGGTGTATCGCGGGTTTACGATTATTACGTTACCTCGCAAGAAGCAGACACCAATCACACGTTATCACGTTTGGCATTTAGGGGAGTCGTTCGGCAAGTTTGATGCAATGGCTGAAGCGACAAAATATATAGATGGGTTGTGGAGGATGAAAGGTGGAAAGTAATTTAATCGTCAAGCATACACAAAACGGGGTATATATTTGTATTGAAGATAAGTATTCACCAATAAATAGTGTCGTTTTTGAATTGTCACAATTAATACACTTTCTTCCTTTGAGTAATGCAGGTAATACCGTTTTGATTTCTGTAAATGGAATGGCCGATTTTAGCCCAAGTATTCCATTCGCAAAGTTTTTAAGTTTCTTTCGTTATGTCATTGAGCAAAGTCAGCAAAAAAATAGCCATTCACATCTGTTCACGATAACAATAAAAGAAGATCTGTCTTGTGAATGGCGATGTAAGGGAGTTAATACCGCTTAACGCTGGATACCACCGGCGATAAAAATGATAAATCTTTTGAAGAGACCTAATTTTTTAAATTTATCATTTGCAGTATTAAGGTTTCCCGTAGCAATAGAGGATTGGATATAACTTCCATTACGAATGGAAAGTAATATTACGCTATCTTTTTTTTCTAATGCTTTTAGTTTTTGTTGAATTTCAAAATCATTACTTGTAGGTAAATCATGAACAATTTCACTATAACGTACAGCTTGTTGTTTAGCACTATTGGCGATATTAGCGGGGTTACAAGTAAATTGATAGGCGGCAATAATAGCGATAATAAGACCAATCAACTTCATATTCATGAAATCTGCCATAACCGCGGAACCAAGCAGCAATTGCATGAAAATACAGAATTTGTCTACTCGATTATAAAAAACAGCAGTCATGTTTTCCATAAAATAACAATTGAAAGCATGAAAACTAACGTCATTAGAAACAGATTGTTGATTGGTCATATAAATTACTCCTCGTTATCGGGTTTCTTTTCCTCGTCATTAGGGGCTTTTTCAAACATGACGTGGAGTTCTCTTAAATCATCAGAACCTTGGTTAACTAATTTTTTATTTTCGTCATCACACATGTTTTATTCCTTTATTAGTAGGTGGTTGTTATGCCTGATTCCGGTCAAGAAATTGCAGGCATAGCAAATATACCACACACCATGTTGCCGATCATGGTTAAAAAAATCGGATTAAATATCGCAAGGTGATTATTAATATAGAAAACAATTAGAGTTAGATAGTAATTAAATAATCAAATCATTAAACAATGACCTTTATCGGTCAGGGCTTTTTATTACCTAAAAATGAGGTTTTAAAATGAGACATATTCCAGACCCTATATTTACTCCTGTGGCTGAAAATATAAAAGCGAATAGGGAAGATGAGCGCAAATCATTAATGAATCGTTTTGCTGATCGTCAACGTCAATTAGCCGACAAAGTATTAACAGAGAAATTAGATTATGCGCAAATTCATCAGTTATTGATTGATGAAGCGGATAAATTCGAGTCACAAGCGGGAGATCTTAATTATGTCTGATGTTATCGACCGCGCTAATGAACATGCGGCATTAGTGTTAGAACAGAATATCCAAGCTGCGAGGAAGCCAGCGAATAGGGTATCTGCGTTTGAATGTGAGAATTGTGATCACCCAATACCAGAAGCCCGTCGCCAAGCGGTGATTGGCTGCTCCTTGTGTATTGACTGCCAAATTCTGTTTGAACTGAAAGAAAAACATTACCACAGCGTATGAGAAATCATTTTCTGTAAGCAAATAAAAAGCACACAACCTGCGGGATAGACGCTGATTGTGTGCTCTAAGGTTATCACATGAAATCATATCATATTCAGGCGTTATTGCCTCGCCTTATACACGACTTTCAATTTAAAGAGCAAAATGGCTATTTGCGCCAAGGCGTGTGCCCAAATTGTAAGAAAAAAGAGCTATTTACCTCAATTGAAATGCCGTTTGTGTTGCGTTGTGGCCGTGAAAATAAATGTGGCGCTGAGTTGATTGTAAAAGAGATTTACCCCGATATATTTGATGACTGGTCAGCACACTATCCTAAGACGCAACAAGCACCAAATGCAGCCGCAGATGCTTATTTACAGCACGCCAGAGGGCTTGATATCGCCCCGTTGAAAGGGTTGTATTCCGAGTCTAGCTATCATGCCAATGGGTTAGGTGCGGCAACGGTTAAATTTGCTTTACCCGAGGGGGCATATTGGGAGCGCATTATTGATAGGCCCTCACGGTTTGATCGCAAAGCTAATTTTTTTGGTTCTTATAAAGGGCATTGGTGGACACTGCCACAACAGGATTTAACCCAAGCCAAAGAGATTTGGCTAACGGAAGGTATTTTTGATGCCCTTAGCTTGATTCAAAATGGCATTGCGGCTGTATCGTTAATGACTTGCCATAATTACCCAGAGGTTGCTTTGAATGCGTTGAGAGCTGCGCTAGGTAACAATAAAAAACCGTTGTTGGTTTGGGCGTTAGATAATGGCGCAGCCGGTGAACGCGCAATGAAAAAGTTTGTTGCCCGCAGTATCGATGATGGCTGGAAAGCCACGGCCGCGAGACCCGCTGAAAAAGAGTGTGGCAACGATTGGAATGACTTGCATATGAAAGGCAAGCTAACGGAGCGCGATATCGCCCGTTATCGCTATTACGGCAAGTTGTTGTTAGCCTCAACCGCGTTTGAAAAGGCGCGTTTAATGTTTAACTGGACGGAGCGTTCAGAGTTCGATTTTCAACATGATAACCGCTTGTATTGGTTTAAGTTGGATATCGATAAAATGATGAAAACCATTGAGCGCATTCATGATGCCGAACCCGATTTAGATGAAGATGAAGCCAGACAAAAAGCGGTGAAAGAGTCGGGTACAGTGGTTGAAATCGCTAATTGTTATCCCACACCATTATATTTCCAAAAGTCCGTTGAAACTGATGAATCATGGTATTACATGCGTGTCGATTTTCCTCGCCAGCCACAAGTTAAAGCCACGTTTACTGCCTCACAGTTAACCAGTGCCAGTGAATTCAAAAAGCGTTTATTGCATGTGGCCAAAGGGGCGGTTTATACCGGCACAACTTTGCAATTGGACCGCATTTGCAAGCAAGCCTTGCCGGATATCAAAGAGGTGATCACGCAAAATTATGTAGGCTATAACAAAGAGTATGGTGTGTATGTGTTTAATGATGTTGCGGTGCAGGATGGTAAGTGTTTTACGTTAAATGAGGAAGATTATTTTTCCCTCAATAAGTTGGATATCAAGACGTTAAGCCTGAGCCCATCATTGGCCATTAATACCGATTTTAGCGAATTTGATACCAGCTGGTTGAATTCCCTTTGGGATGCATTTGGCGCAAAGGGTTATGTGGTGTTGGCGTTCTGGTTGGGTTCGTTCTTTGCCGAACAGATACGCAAGACTCATAAAAGCTACCCATTTTTAGAAATATGCGGTGAACCTGGTTCAGGTAAAAGTACGTTGATTGAGTTTTTATGGCGCTTATGCGGCCGCGCAGATTATGAGGGGTTCGATGCATCAAAATCGAGTGTTGCCGCTCGAGGGCGAAACTTTTCACAGATAAGTAATTTGCCGGTGTGTTTAATTGAAAGTGATCGCGTGCAAGATAACGCAAAACTAAAAGCGTTTGATTGGGAAGAACTTAAATCACTGTATAACGGCCGTGCCACGCGTTCGTTAGGGGTAAAAAATAGCGGCAATGAGACCTACGAGCCATTATTTAAAGGCAGTATTGTAATTGCACAGAATGCCGAAATTAACGCGTCACGCGCCGTTTTAGAACGGATTATTCATCTTTATACCGATAAAGCGGAGCAGAGCGTTGAAACCCGTTATGCGGCCATTGCCCTTGAGCGTTATCCTATTGAAAAGTTATCTGGTTTTCTGCCTACGGTATTGATGAAAGAAGCAGAGATATTAAAGCAATACAATGAGCGCGTAGATGGCTTACAGGCGCAGTTATTTGCGGATAAGGCGATTAACCATGAGCGGATCGCCAAAAACCACGCACAGTTAATTGCACTATTGGAAACGTTAGCGTTAGTTCTTCCTGTAAAAGCGGCCCATATTCGCCAAACGCGCGACTTTATTATTGAGTTGGCCAAACAACGAGTTCAAGCGATCCAACTCGACCAGCCACAAGTGATGGAGTTTTGGGAGTTGTTTGATTATTTACACGATAACGAGGCCTTTGGTGTGAATCATAGTAGTGAAAAGGGTGTTTTTGCGGTGAACTTTAACCATATTGCGCAAGTAGCCAGTGAGTACCGCCAGTCTATGCAATTGAATACCGATATTAAGAACTTATTGAAAGCGGGGCGTATGCGTAAATTTGTAGGCGTTAAGACGGTGCGAAGCGTGGTAAACAGTCAGTTTAATAGCACGCTTGCGGTGGGGAGTACTTTGTCGAAGCCGGATGTGCTTAGATGTTGGGTATTCCAAGAAAACAGTGAAAGTTAGTTATCGTCTATTTCTTTTCTATCGGCTGCCTTGTGCAGCCTTTCTTTTATCTAAAAATATCCATCAAAGTAAAACCATAAATACTCAGAATAACAAATAAAGAAGATATTATTGATTGTACGATAAATAATCATTATTAGAGGGTTTTTATATAAATAGAGAATTTATGGGAGGGGTTCGGAAAAGCGTTACAAACGTTACAAATTCAGTATTTTCATATAATGCATTGATTATTAATATAAATATAGGTATCTAAAAACGTTACAAAAGCATTACTTTGCCGTTACGTGTAACGGTTTTGAAAGGTTACAAATTAGAAATATAACTTATTGTTTTATAAGGGTGTAACGTTTTAGACTTTGTTTTGTAATGCATTGTAACGGTTCAAACGTTACATCGGAATGCTTTATTATCAGTGAGTTATTGGTTGTTTTTAGATAGTGTAACGGTTGTAACGCTTTTCCGAACACGTCACCGTTATTTGTGATACGAATTTCGTTTGCTAAGAGTGAAGTAAGAATGGGCTATTATTTAAACTATTTAATTTGTAATCAGAATTCGTGGGTGGGGTTCGGAAAAAGGTTACAAATGGGTTACTTTGTGGTTACAGGTAACCGTTTTAAGAGGTTATAAATTAAAGATATAACTTATTGTTTTATAAGGAGATAGATTTTAACCCCCTGTTTTGTAACCCGTTGTAACCAGTAAAAAGTTACAACGGAGTTTTTTATAATCAGTGAGTTAGAATGAACTTTAGTAGAAGATATTCGAAGTGACTGCTTTCTAAGCCTTAGAATTCATAATACTAATTTTCTTGCCTAAAATAGCCAGTATTATGTACTACTTTTTCTGTGTTGACTTTCGATTAGATTTTTTAGCCACATATCAAATCGGCCTAGTTCATTATTTGCAATGACATAACGTCCATCAGGTAAAATAGCTGTAGTGATATTATCATTTTTTAATGATAGTTTACCATCCCCGTAGACAGCATAGGTTGTTGATGTTATTTGAGAAATAAAGTCTTCAATACTAGGCGCTGATTTATTAGCAAATTCAATAAAATCAGGTGATGAAACTAATATATCTTCTTTGCTTAAGATATGAAAAATTATGTATATGGAGTGAGATATTTCAATTGGTTCCCAGTTTTTATGAATACTTCTTTTATCTAAAGTTTTTTTAGACAATTCTTCATATCTGATTATCCATCCACCAGTATCATCGGCATTGCAAACAGGTTTTGCGCACAAAAATTCATTTAGTTGTTCTTCTTCTAGACTATTATCCCATGGAAAGTTTATTCCAAATACTATTGATAATTTTGTCCAAATAAATTCTAGCATTAAAAAAATAGGATTTTCTTTACTTGAAAGCATAAAATCCCAATATCCACCTCTCATTGGTGAGATATAGGGATATCCTGTATTTTTTACTAAAGAATACTTACCACTGATAATTAAGTGAGGAAAAGATGGTATTCCATAACCAGTGCTTGGACCTTGACTCTCTATAAATTTATACAAGCTTTCTCTTAAGTTATATTCAGATGAAAATCCATCGTAGCCAATAACGATTTTTATTGGCATCAATTGTTCCATAATAACTGTTGTGTAAATTAGTTCATTTTCTTTTGATAATTTTCCCCTTTCATGATAAGTAGGTGCTTTTATTCCAGTTAGGTTCGAAAACACATTATATGCAGGATTTAAATTTAATTTAATTTCACCATCCGATTTCCCCTCGAATATGTAATTAATAAATCCTTCAGAAGATTGTCGTAGTTTATAAAAAGAATTAATTAAATCAGCGGAGTATAAATTTTTCTTTATCTCAAATACAGCTAATACATCCTTAACATGCCATATATAAGAATTTGTGTATGGAATTTTTTGACCATCTCCATGCACTAACATACAATCTATCTGTCCAGATGAAAATTGTTCTCCATCTGAAATAAAACCATCGACAAATTTTAATTTCAATTCCTTTGGAATTGTTCTATTTAAGATTTCTTTAGACAATCCCTCATACATGCTTCCAATAGTAGGTCCATGTTTTATATTCTGTTTTTCAAGTTCTTTAGCTTCTTTATGCATGAACTCTTGTAGTAAATCTGCTATTGTTCTTATCATTTTTGTATAAACCATTAAGTGGTAAATGTAAATTATAAAACTATTTAAAGAAGTAAGTTTAATCAAGAGCAAACAGTAAGGAAATTATCTCCAAAGCTTGTTATTTCTATATATCCCTGTTCAACATCTAAGTCATTTCCAAGTTTAACTCTTAATGATTTATAAAATAAACCATTAAAAAGTTCATCATAAATGGATTTATTAGTATACGTCCGATTTGATTCAATGAATATTAATTTTAGACGCTCTAAATTCTCAATTGATGACTCTATTTTCTTCAAGTCCATATCAAATATTTTTAATGCATTATCTGGTAGTAACCACTTGCAAATAGTTACTTGGATGCCACTGTCTTTATTTAAATATTGCCTAAGTGTTAATATTGGGTTCCCTGAGTTAATAGCTTTTGCATTAACTCTTAAATATTCCAATAATTTAACATCAAAGGGATCTAATTGCTTAATTATCTCTACGAATGCAGGATGTGCTTTTTGTTTTACATTACGATTTATTGAGCTAGCGATTAAATTTGCATACATATCTTTTAAAATAGCATCATCATCTGATTCATCTAGATGTTTTAACGATTCTAATGCAGCGCCTACAACACGAGCTTTAGGTTCAACAATATCTTCAAGTGGAACCTTTCTTAATTTTTCAGAAAGTGTAGTGACCAAAAAATCTTTTATAGTTTCATATCCATAAACAGTTGCAGCAAGAGGACTAATAGCTAAATTTACGGCTTTAGTTATTGTTGTTAACGTTTTACCAACCTCTTTGCCAACTATTTTTTTTGCGTTATCGTCTATTGGGATTGACTTAACCATTTCTACTGCTGTATCAGTTACTGTTTTCTTCATGGATACATCATCCTCTTTGTTATTTAACATTATGACTTTCCTTAAGGCTCAATAACAACATTCAAAAAATAATTATTTTTAATATATAGTCATACATATGTATATTTTTCAATTGTTTCATGCCTAAACGTATTTCATATCATTCTAATTTATAGGTATAACTAGCACTATAAGTTTTACTGTCAAATTTTGTATGAAATTGCACAAGCATAGCCTTGACTTATTTTCTGTTCAGTGTCTGTACTGGCGCGGGTTTCGGTACTCCGCACAACTGCACAAAATCCCACCCCTTTTGTGTGCGGGCGAGGCGGGGGAGCAAGCGCGCGCAAAGGGGTAAAGATGGGCCGCGCTGGCTATGGTGTGATTAGTTCGTTAATGGTGTTATTTGCGATTATTCAGGCTGTACAGACTAGATAAGATATAAAATAATTTCGGGTATGTGGAACAGATAGAACGGCACTAAGGTCGTTCTATTACGTTTGAAAGGGGGGCATCGATTAACGTGAATTGAATGGTTTATTTATAGTTAGGCTCTTTGTTCTTCGCCTGCGTCAAAAAATCTAGCAACGCATATTGCTTAAAGCGGATCACCTCAACACCTAGCATGTCGTTAATTGATTTCATGCTTTCCATCAGTGGTAGTAACTCATTGAACCAAAACACCATTGCGGCTTTTTCGATATCGCCAAGGCTACCTGAGCCTTGCGGGATGATCCCCATCAGTTGTGGTGGTATCCGGTGCATAGCCAACAAATCATCGCGCGTGGTGTCCTTGATACCGACAAACTCATCTTTGGCACTGATTTGTGAGAATGGTAAAATTTGAATCCCATCCTTGCCGCCATTGGCTGCATACACAAAAATGTTCTTAAATGCTTTGCCTTTGCGGGCTTCGGTGAGTGATTTTTTTAATGACTCGACGGCCTTGTCGTCAGCTAATGCCGCGGAAAGATACACCATCACACCGGCGTGACTGCCATTCTCATAATAGTTTGTCCGAAACAGAGTGGCTGAATGATTCAAGTTAGCGGAAATAAGCCCTGCCAAATAATCGGGAGTGCCATATATCTCTTGGTGAATACATGGGTTTTTCAAGTGAATCACGCTATTTTTGCGAAATTCGTAGGCATCTTGGTAATTCTTCACTTGCCAGTATTGCCCCTCATTCACACCGGCGCGGGTATACTTAGCCAATGAGGGTTTAAGCGTTAACATATCACCGAGCCGGTTAATGCGCTTTTCAAGGTAACCATTACCAAAAACCACAAAATCCTGCGCTAAGGTGGTGAAATCAGGGCGTGATAAATACGGTGTTGGTTCAAAACAACTGGTGATCACATTACGTTTAAACACTAACGGTGATTGATGGTAGGCCGCTGACGAGGTAAACGAGCGTGCAATACCAGTAAAATCAATTGGAGTCTCATACCAGCGGCCATTGTGGTTGCACTCCATGCAATCCAGCAAATCGCCACCGCCAGAGACAATTGATGGCGGGTCAAAAGTAAATGAGCAAAATTCAGGGGCTTGTGTTTGTTCTTCGATTGCTGCTAATTCTGTTGCTTGTTCCATGGTTAAAACTCCATAACTTGTGCGCCAGCGCCGCCAGTTTCACTGGATATCGCTTCGTTAGAGAAAATATTCATTGCCGCCCACGCTAAATCGCCATGGTCTAAGCCGCGAACTCGGCTTGATTCATAGGTGATAATCCCGCTTGGGGCTTGCACTTTCTTGATGGTCATAAAAGAGGTGATCAGGGGCTTGTGTAACCCTGCGTCGTATTCAAAACGGCCATTACGAATAAGCATGAGCATTTTCATGATCATCATGCGTTTAATAGGGGCCGAATAGTTGAGTAAATTGGCGGCAGGAAAGAATTTAACGACCAGCTCGTGTACGGCGGCACCGGTACCGCCAGTACCATCAATAGTGATAGACTGCACGTTATAACGCTGAGTAATGCGTTTGATTTCTTCGGCTTGTTTTTCAAAGGCCATCCCGCGTAACTGAATAGTTTCAATAATGCGGAATTTCCCGCCAGTGACTGCCGGTGGTGAGGCAATCACTAACCCCAAACCATCGCCATTATCACCGGTACCGGTTGGGTCTGCGCCAACCCAAACAGGGCGATTACCCAGCGGGCGTGGGGCATAAGGTTTCCAGTCTGGCCATACATCACTGTTATAGCCATCGACGCCACAATTGATTAAGGCATCATAACTGAATGCCCGTTCACCCGTTTTAACGAACTCACATTCGTATAAATTACGGAAATCGTCAGGCGGGTTTTCGTCTTTGATTTCTTCCAAATTAACGCGGTTCAGCCCGCGCGCGATGGCATCATGAATGTTCACGATTTGCCGCCACATACTATCCGCGCAGTAATGGCCAAGCTTTAATACCTTATGGGATAGCTCAATGATTTTTCGTTCTTTCTCCGGCTTGCCTTTGTTATAAAAATCTCCTGTCCAAAACTCGTAGGCTTCGTGATCTTCACTCGATGGTGTCGAAAAATAAGTACGGCGTAACCCTGTTTGTGTGGCCATCGCTGAAGCCACTTTCCGTAATTCCAAGAAACGTGATACCCAGAACACCTCATCAAAATAGAGGTCACCGGTATATGACTGCGCTGTCGCTGCTGCGGTACCCAAGAAAAACAGGATCGCCCCGTTAGATAACATAATTTCATCGCCGCCTTTGAGCTCAACACCCACTTGGCGCGCCAACAATTGAATAAAACGTTTGAACTGAAAGGCCTGTGCGCGGCTGGCAGATAGAAATATTTGGTTGTTACCGGTTTCCAATGCAGTTAATAAAGCTTCGCGGGCAAAGTACCACGTAGCTCCAATTTGCCGCGATTTAAGAATAAAGCGGTTTCGCTGCGTGCGTTCATCCCACCATTGGCGCTGATACTCAAATAAGCTACCTAGCACTAGGTTTTTAAGCTGTTCGATCTGCTCAGGGGTAAAGTGATTCTTTTGTGCTTTAACTTTACTTGTTCCCGCCGCTTGTTTCTTCATTTCCAAACGCTCAAAGCGGTCTAACTGGCGGTTAAAGAAATCAACCGTTTTAAAGTCATGGGCGGTCATTGTGTCTTTCGCCATGATGCGCAGCACTTTTACATGTATTTGGTCAGTAACACGGTGAATAGGGGATGCCTCATCCCATTTATCACGTCGTCGCCATGAATAAATGGTGTGAATGCTTAAGCCCAGCCGCTTTGCAATCTGCGAAACGCTGTAAGCCTGCCAATAAAGTTCTTTGGCTTCTTGTCGTGGGTCAATGTCTGTTTTCATCATGCTGTCACTTTGTCACGCCCGCGCGTAACCCTCTATGAATATGGGTTCTCATAGCGCTATGAGAACCGTAACCCTTTGAGTAAAAAGAAGATGATTGAGATAGTGCTGTTATTGAAACGGCAGCATCGAAATGACAGTTACGTCAGAAACGGAGATTGATTTATGTCGCAAGGTAAAAAAACGCGCCAGATAAAGCTGATCGCTTGTGCAGAGGGAATGACACTAAACGGTTTTCCCGTTGAGCGTGAACATATCGAGCAGATGGCGAAAGACTACGACCCTAAATTTTATTGTGGTCGTGTGAATTTGGATCACATTAAAAGTGTGTTCCCAGATAGCCAATTTCGCAGTTATAGCATGATTTCAGCGGTGAATACCGTTGAATTAACTGAGGGTGAACTTAAAGGTAAATTAGGGCTTGAAGTCACTATTGATATTGATGATTTAAAAGATGAATACATTGTTAACCTGAATAAGTCAGGCCAAAAGATTTTTTCCAGTATCGAGTATTACCCCTCATTCCCACAGACCAAACGCGCCTATTTAACGGGGGTAGCGTTAACTGATTACCCAGCAGCTATTGGTTCCCGTCCTATTGAACTAAGCGCAGTTTCTCGCGGCTTACCAGATAGTGGCAATTACTTTACCGCTTCATTAGAAACGCAGTGCCATTTGTTAAGTGAGCAATACACCGAACACCAAGAGGAAAAGGAAGCCGGTAAGAAGTTTTTATCCACGGTGAAACAGTGGCTAGGGCTTGAACGTAATCACAACTCAGAAGAAACCACCAACCTAAAAACAGCCATTGAGTTGACCGCACAGCAATGCGGCACCTTGCTAACCGAAAATGAAGTGCAAAAACGAGCGTTATCACAGCTAACTAATGATTTTAACGCCTTAAAGCAGCAACTTGCAGTGACTGATGGTTCAGGGGAGTCACGCCCTCAAGTCACCGGTGGTTCGACTAAGTTGGCTGAGTATTAAGCCGCGTTTTACTTTCTTCAATTTTAATCAATAAAAGGTTTTTACTATGGGTATCAGTAATGAATCACTGGCGAATTATCTCTCATGGCTTGACCAGCAAGCCCGCTTAAATGGAGTACGTCGTGAGGGTTCGTCATTAAATTTTAGCGTTGACCCTGCGGTGCAGCAGCGCTTAGAAAAAGCCAAAATGGAAAACAGCCCATTTTTAAAACAAATCAACTCATTTGGAGTGACGGACCAGGAGGGGCAAAAGGTTTTTGGTTCGGTCAATGGCCCTATTGCCGGTACGAATGATTCAACGACCGAGCGCCGTCAGCCTGAGCAAGTCAATGAGGAAAACAGCGACGATTACCGTTGTGATAAAACCAACTGGGATACATTTATCCCATATTCATGGTTAGACGCATGGGCGGGGCACCCTGAATTTCAACCGATGATCAGCCAACTGATCGCACAGCAAGAAGCCAATGACCGCTTAATGATTGGGTTCAATGGTGTGAAACGGGTGAAAAAGTCCAATAAAGCCGAAAATCCATTGTTACAAGACGTCAATATCGGTTGGCTGCAAAAAATCCGTAATGCGGCGCCACAACGCGTGATGAAAGATGTCACTTTAACCAGCCGTGATGAAAGCGGGAAAATTATTGCCAAAGGGATGTATGCCAATGTGGATGCGATGGTATTCGATGCTGTGAATTCATTGTTAGACCCGTGGCACCGCCGTGCGCAGGGCTTAGTGGCGATTACTGGTTATCAGCTCTATACCGATAAAAACTTCAAAATCATGAACCAACACAGTGAGCAAAATCCAAACATGGAAATGCTTGCGGGTAATGAACTGTTGAAATTGAGTTCAATGGGTAACTTACCGACCTTACAAGTACCGTTTTTCCCCGATGGCGCAACCTTGATCACGACCTTTAAAAACCTGTCTGTGTACTGGCAAAAAGGTAAATATCGCCGAGTGATCAAAGATGAGCCGGAATATAACCGCGTAGCGACTTACTCGTCGGGCAATGAGGGCTATGTGATTGAAGATTACGGCCTATCTTGCCTGATTGAAGGCATCAACTATGCCGAAAGCAAAGAAATTTAAGCCAACATTGGGGAATGCAAATGGAATATTTAACACCGGCACAGCAGCACTGGCAAAAAGTAATGGCATCGCGTCGCGGTGGGGTACCTGCTGAAATGTCACGGGCAGATATGACCGCTTATGAAAATATTTTACACCGTTTACGGGCTGACCAAGCGCAATTAAGCAATATCCAAGGCAATGACCGCAAAGCGGCGTATAAGCGCAAGGTTTTACCTAATTATCGCGGTTGGATTGAGGGGGTGTTGGAAAGCCAAAGCGGTGTGGCTGATGAGGTCTTTACTCGCACTTTGGTGTGGCATATCGACGCAGGTTTATACACAGAAGCCTTACACATGGCCGAATATGCTATCCAATTTAATCTGCCGTTGCCCGATAACTATAACCGCACCTTAGCCACTGTTTTAGTTGATGAAATCTGCGACTGGTCATTAGCCGTGAAAGCAAGTGGCAAAGAAGATGAAGTGACAGCGTCACTTGATGATTTGCTGAGTTTAGAGCGTATTACAGCGCAATCAGATATGCCTGATGGGGCGCGTGCCAAGTTGTACAAAGTCATTGGTTTAACACTCAAAAATGATGATAAGCAACAAGCCTTAGCCCTTGAATACCTACAAAAAGCCATTCTTATTGACAAAGATATTGGCGTGAAAAAAGAGATTGAACAGCTATTACGGGCAGTGCGTAAGCAAGAAGACGATACGCCTAAAAAATAGCATTAACCGAGTTGCACCCACGTGCCACGGAGGCACAGCAATAATAAAGGGTTAACCCTCTGTATTGTCGCTGTCCACCTCCGTTTTTTCAAAGGGGTAATCATGGGCTTAGTGGCATCAAAACAAATTCATAGCGTGCAAGACGAAAGCATCAGCGATGGTGATGAAAAAATCACATCAGGTGAATTTTGGCCAGACATTGGTTTAGACCTGTTGCGCCAATCCATGCGTTTGACGGGGAATGTCACTACCAGCAGATTAAAGCATATGACCACTGAAGCGGTGCTGTACGTTAATCAGTTGTTGGATGAGTGGCGGCAAGAACAGAACGCCAAGGGTTTTACCCAATTATCTGAGGTGCCATCACCGGAAATTAACGACACCACGGCCGTTGTTTTTCGCTATCACCATGCTGTGTATAGCTTTACTAAAGCCTTATTGATTGAAAACTACCGCGATATTGACACCACGCGTGAGGGTGAAAAACACGCCCAAGCTTTGAGCACGCAAATTGATGATCTGCGCCGTGATGGCCAAAACGCCGTGCGGGATATTCTCGGTAAGTTACGCATGTTTGCGGAGCTCGTCTAATGAAAGTGCAGGCGCTGCAAGGTGACACCGTTGATTTATTGTGTTGGCGGCATTATGGGCGCACTTAAGGCGTCGTTGAACAAGTGTTACAAGCCAATCCGAATTTGGTTGAGGGCGGCATACAGCTAGCCGCGGGGCAATGGGTGGAATTACCTGAACTCGCACCGGTGGCAAAACAAGAAATGATCCAACTTTGGGATTAACAAAACAGGATTAATAGCATGAATGATTGGTGGAGCCGCCTAACTTACGCACTTTCTGGATTTGGCGGTTTATTCAGTGGGTCGGGCATTTTAGGGTTTTTTGGTGATTTCTCCGTGTATGAGTGGGGCTTTTTAATCGGGTTAATTGCCAGTGTTTCATTGGGTGTGATGACCTACCGATTAAACCGCCGTGAGCAAATGAAACGCACACGCATATTAGAACGTTATTTCTCTCGTCACCCCATCAGCGAGCGCGATATTGAAAACATTGTGAAAGTGACCGAGCAATCACCAAAGGATTTATGAAATGAACACCAAATCACGATTAAGTCAGGCTGTTATTGCGTTGATTATTTCTGGTGCCAGTGGCGGCGCGATCCTTTCTGGTTTTTTGAATGAAAAAGAGGGGAATTCGCTCAAGGCATATCGTGACGGGGGCGGTGTGGTCACTATTTGTCGTGGCGTAACACGCATTGACGGTAAGTCGGTAAAAATGGGTACCCAATTATCCCCAGCGGAATGTGACCGGCTAAACCAGATTGAAGCTGACAAAGCGATTGCATGGGTTAAACGCCATGTTCATGTACCACTGACCGAACCGCAAATCGCTGGTATTGCGTCGTTTTGCCCTTACAACATCGGGCCATCTAAATGTTTTTCATCCACGTTCTACCGCAAGTTAAATGCGGGCGATATCAAGGGCGCCTGTGCGGAGCTCCCTAAATGGACGCGGGATGGTGGTAAAGATTGCCGGCAAACCAAAGGCCAGCCAATCGGCTGTTATGGCCAAGTGATCCGCCGTGACCAAGAGGCCGAATTACTGTGCGGTGAGTGGGGGCAATGATGATGATGAGTTATCGTCATGTTTTATTAGGGTATTTGGCTGTTACGCTGATTAGTGGTGGCGCGTCGGTCGGTATCACTCGATTGGTTTATCAATCCAAATTGGATGCAACCGAACTGGGGCACCAAATGGCACTCAGTGCAATAAGCGCCCAAGCCTTTATTGATGCAAATAAAAAACTCGCTCAACTAAAAAAAGCACAAGAGACCTTGCACCAGCTTGATGTGACCTATAACCAGAGGTTGTTAGATGAACAAAATGAATCTCAACGTTTGCGTGATGATTTGCTCACTGAGCGTCGTCGCGTGCAGTTCGCCAGCGCCGATCTTGCAACCTGTGAGCTCACCATCAATCACACTGCCCGCGCCGGCAGCGTGGGCGATGCTGCCACCGTCGGACTCACTCGAAAAGGTGGACTTATTGTTCACGATATCCGAACCGGAATTAAACAAGACAGAGCCAAAATAAGTTATTTACAGGGCTATATCCGTGACGTGGTAGACCAGTGCAAGGGGGCGAAATGAAAATATTATTCAATATCTTGATGTTTATCGTGTTTATTCTCCTGTTAACCGTGGTTTTGCTTCGCGGTGTGGTGTTACTGCAAGAACCCAAATGCGCCACGGCACCACTACAAGAACGCATTGAAATGCGTTGCCAAAAAGCACTCTATGACACTCGGGGGAGATAATGTTAAAGCCAAATCTATTACGACAAACTATTGTTGAGCAGATACCCCAGTTTAAACAAAACCCTGATTTATTAGAGGTCTATATCACTGAGGGTGGTATACAGGCCACCGGTACACAATCCGCATCTTACTTGAATGAGTACCAAATTCAGGTGTTGGCCATGGATTACGCCGGCGAATTGAGCGCATTGTCATTGGCCATTCTGACTTTTGCCAGAAAACATCAGCCAGATTTGTTATTTAACCCTGATAAACGGGCGAATGGCATTCGCTATAAGGCCGACATTCTCGACAATGAAAAAATCGACGTACTGTACACCATCAAGGCCACCGAGCGCGTGATTGTTAAAAAAGTGAATGGAAAAATTGTTCAAGAGCATATTTCCGAGCCTGAAATCGCCTTACCTGCATGGGATATCGTGATCGATGAGGGGGTGATGGTTCATGAGTGATAACAGCCTATTTATGCAACTTGAAAATGAGCTTAATGGCTTGTTATCGACAACCTCAGCGGCTTACCGGCGAAAACTGACGGGCAAATTAGCGCGGGCAATTCGTGCTGACCAACAAAAGCGCATTCGCAGCCAACAAAATGCGAATGGTACGGCCTATGAACCCCGTAAGCGCAAAGTGTTACGCGCACAGCAGCAAATCAGATTTATTCACCGTGGTGATGTTCGCACCCTGCGGAATTGGCAAGGGTCAAAAGGTCGTCGCGGTAAAACCATTACCGGTTTTGATGAAGATAGAGGGGCGGTAAGAACCTTTTATCGCCAAGATATTACCCGTTTTTTAGATATTAATTTTTCCTCGGTCAAGCGCAGTACCAAACGTAATGCACCGATGTTCAGACGACTTAGGGCGGCGCGTTTTCTTCATGCCCGCAATACACAAGATAGCGCCATTGTTGGATTTCAGGGCAAAGCTGCAGCAATTGCGCGGGAACATCAATACGGGCTTGAGGGGGCAGTGAATGAACTTGCGCGGGCACGTTACCCCAAGCGGGAATTATTGGGGCTATCAGAACATGAGCGCTTGGGTTTATTGGAAATAATTTATCTCGATTTGGTGGGGCAGCTATGAGTTTACAAGAGCTATATCGTTTACTCAGTAACCTTTTTCGTCAAGGCGTGGTCACTGAGGTGGATTTAGATAATAACTGTTGCCGTGTTCAAGTCGGGGAGTTAGTTACTGATTGGATTAGGTGGTTAGTGCATCGTGCCGGCGAGTCTCGCAGTTATTGGGCGCCGACGGTAGGGGAGCAAGTGTTGATTGGGGCGATAGGCGGTGAGCTAACAACCGGTTTTGTTTTGGGGTCGCTGTATAGCAATGCGAACCCCGCGCCAACACATTCAGCCAATGCATTACACCACACTTTTTCCGATGGTGCGGTGATTGAGTATGAGCCAGAAAACGGAACATTAAAGGCCGTTGGTATTAAAAAAGCAGTGATTGAGGCTAGCGATGAAATTAGTGCAACAACCCAAAAAGTGATTTGCAAAGCCTCTGTCGAAATCAAGCTCGATACACCGAACGTGATTTGTACCAATAACCTCACTACAGCCACGTTAAATGTGGAAAAGGGCGGTGAAATGACGGGTAATTTTAACCATAACGGCGGGTCGATAACGTCTAATGGTGTGGTTATTCATACTCACCAACATGGCGGTGTGCGTTCGGGTGGGGATACATCAGGGGAACCGGTATGAAATATTGCGGCATGAATGCGAAAACAGGGCAAAGCCTTACTGATAATGAGCATATTCGCCAAAGTATCGCTGATATTTTGCGAACGCCCATAGGTTCGCGGGTGATGCGTCGTCAATACGGCTCACTGTTGTATGACTTGATTGACCAGCCACAAAACCCTGCGCTGAGACTCAAAATTATGAGTGCATGTTATATGGCGTTAATGCAATGGGAGCCACGCGTTAGGCTGCAAACTATTGATTATATTCGTTCTGATGTTGGCGAAATGGGCGTGAGTTTATCCGGTGTCATTATGCAAACGGGTGAACCGATTTCGATTTCGATTCCAGTGAGGTAGGTATGGCAGTCAGTATTGATTTAAGTTTGTTACCCGCACCGGATGTGGTCGAAACGTTAGATTTTGAAGTGCTATTTGCCGAGCGCAAAGCTGCGCTCATTGCTGCGATGCCAGCAGAGCAGCGGGAAGCTATCGCCCGCACGTTGGAATTAGAATCCGAGCCGCTCACCAAATTACTGCAAGAAAACTGTTACCGTGAATTAATTTTACGTCAGCGCGTCAATGAAGCGGCTCGCGCAAGTATGGTGGCCTTTGCAACCGGTGCCGACCTTGACCAACTCGCGGCCAATAACAACGTGAAACGCCTGATGTTATCAGCCGGTGATGAAAACGCTATCCCACCGATTGCACCGGTGTATGAGTCAGATTCCAATTTACGCATGCGTATACCGGCCGCTTTCGAAGCGTTAAGCGTAGCAGGCCCGATTGGTAGTTATGAATATCACGCTCGTAGCGCAGATGGTCGGGTTTCTGATGCTTCTGTGATTAGCCCGTTACCGGCTCATGTCACGGTTACCGTGTTATCTCGCGAAGGGAACGGCAGTGCGCCCGCGGATTTAATTGAAAAAGTGAATGTCGCATTAAACGATGAAGACGTTAGGCCGCTGGCTGACCGTGTGACTGTGCAATCGGCAACCATCGTTAACTATGAAATTGACGCGGTGATTTACTGTTATCCCTCGCCTGAATATGAGCCGATCATGGCAGCGGCAGAAGAACAAGTGAGACGCTATGCGACACAGCAACACCGGCTAGGCCGTGACATTGTACTCAGTGCCATTTATGCCGCTTTGCATGTGCAAGGTGTGCAACGTGTGGAGCTGAAAAAACCGGTTGCAGATATCAAATTGGATAAAACACAGGCCAGCTTCTGCACACAAATTAATGTGACACTAGGGGGTTCGGATGAATAGCCGGTTATTGCCTGTCGGCTCATCACCGTTAGAGCTTGCGGCGGCAGAATCACTGGCTCAGATTGAGCGCGTGCCTATTCCTATTCGTGAACTTTGGAACCCTGATAAATGCCCCGTGCATTTGCTGCCGTATCTGGCGTGGGCGTTCAGTGTTGACCGATGGGATAAAAACTGGACGGAAAAAGCCAAACGGGATGCCGTTAAAGCCGCCATGTTTATTCATAAACACAAGGGCACGATTGGCGCACTACGCCGCGTAGTTGAACCGCTCGGTTATTTAATTCGTGTGGTTGAGTGGTGGAAAACCAACGAAACCGCCGGCACGTTTCGCCTTGATATCGGGGTGCTTGAAACCGGTATCACCGAAGAAATGTATCAAGAGTTAGAGGCGTTAATTTTTGATGCCAAGCCAGCGAGTCGTCACCTTGTCGGGCTCACTATTCAACTAGAAACCAAAGGCCAAATCTATTGTTCCGCAGCTAGCTATAGCGGTGATGAATTAACCGTTTACCCCTACACGCCAGATGTGATCAGCTCAGGCGGCACGATTTCCACAGGGGCAGCGGTACACGTTATTGATGAAATGAGGGTGACTCTCCAATGAAATATTTTGCATTGCTTACCACTTACGGTGAAAAAGTGCTCGCAGAGGCGACTGCCCTCGGCACGAAAATTGAATTAACACACATGGCAGTCGGTGACGGTGGCGGCACATTGCCCGCACCCGATACCAAACAGACTAAATTAGTCAATGAAAAGCGCCGAGCAGCAATTAATACGTTATTTATTGACTCAGTGAATACCAATCAAGTTATTGCGGAACAAGTGATCCCCGAAAATGAGGGGGGATGGTGGATACGTGAAATCGGTTTGTTTGATAAATCGGGTTTATTGGTGGCCGTGGCGAATTGCCCTGAAACCTATAAACCCCTGTTAGCCGAGGGCTCAGGTCGCACACAAACCATTAGAATGATTTTGATTGTTAGCCATACCGAAGCAGTTACATTGAAAGTTGACCCCGCGATTGTGCTTGCCACGCGCGGCTATGTTGATGATTCAGTAAAAACAGCGATTGAGGCTCACGTTAAAAGCCGTAATCACCCCGATGCGACGACTAGTGCCAAAGGTTTTGTACAACTGGCTGATGCTCTGAGTGCCGATAACAACAAAGCCATTACACCTAAGTTGGCCACGGAAATTAATCAACGGGCTGTTAATGCACAAAATTCAGCGAATGCGGCCAATACAGCAGCAACTAATGCGAATAACAATGCTAATGGACGGGTGCCAAGCTCGCGCAAGGTCAATAATAAGCCGTTGAGCACCGATATTACGCTAAGTGCAGGCGATGTGGGCGCCTATACAAAAGCAGAAACCGACACGAAAGTTGCTGATGCGAAAAAGGCGGGTACCGATGCGCAAGCCACGGCAAACGCTGCCAATACAGCGGCAATCAATGCAAATAACAATGCCAATGGCCGTGTACCCAGTACGCGAAAAGTGAATAATAAACCATTGAATGCGGATATCTCTCTGACTGCGGGCGATGTGGGCTCATATACAAAGGCAGAAACAGATACCAAAGTCGCCGATGCAAAAAAAGCTGGAACAGATGCAAATACGAATGCCAATGGGCGCGTGCCTAACACTCGAAAAGTAAACAATAAGCCGTTGAGCGCTGATATCACTTTAAGTGCTGGTGATGTTGGCGCGTATACAAAGGCAGAAACAGATACTAAAGTTGCTGATGCGAAAAAGGCAGGCTCAGATGCACAAGCGACCGCCAATGCAGCCAACACTGCAGCAAACAATGCGAATAATAACGCGAATGGACGGGTACCAAGTGGGCGCAAAATAAACAATAAAGCACTGACCGCAGATATAGCACTGAATGCAGGGGACGTGGGGGCGTATACCAAAGCAGAGGTCGATACAAAAATAAATACAGGATTTGGATATACCCAAAAATGGAAAGATGTATCAGCAGATAGAAAAAGTGGGGTGACTTATACAAACTCAACGGGAAATACCATCGCAATTGCGGTTATGCAGACTGAAAACTCACAAAACCCCGGAGTGACATTTTTTGTTGATGGTCTTGAATTATTTAGCACGGTTCGTTCATCAGGCGCTGCGGTGCAAGGGGCGATGTGTATTGTCCCTAGAGGCTCTACCTATAAATTTGTTACTACCGTAAATGCGAAAGCACGGGTGATGGAGATGAGGCAATGAAATATTACATTGATATAAATAATACAGTTTTTGCTTATTCAGCAGATGGTTCCCAAGACAATTTAATTAGCGATGCGTTGATTGAAATTACAGAAAAGAAAGCGTTAGAAATTGCCAATCCTCCACCATCAAAACAACAATTAATCGCTGAAGCCGAGTATCAAAAACAGGCACTATTAAACGAGGCTACCGCCGCAATAGCACCTTTGCAAGATGCCGTTGACCTTGGTATCGCGACAGATGAAGAACGGGAGCAGTTAAGGACTTGGAAAGAGTATCGAGTACAGGTGAATAGGGTGGATGTTGGATTAGGGATGAGTGTTAATTGGCCAGTTAGCCCAAAGTGAGACATATATTAAGATAATTAATGTATGTCTCGTGTAAGATCATTACTGGAATATAGTGGTCAAAATGGTCAGTAACAACTATGGTATTAATATCACTAGTTGGTCTGAAATATAAATTTTCTATATTAATCTTATGGTTATCTATTAAAAGGAAGGGTGAATGAAACAAAGAAATCCATATCAATTGCTATTAATATTTTTGATTTTATTGATAGTTGTGTTAATTTTTTCAAAATTAATGAATTTTCAGAAAACTGCTGCTTTTATTTCAGGGCTTACAATTTTTTATACTGGAGTTCTTCCGTTTATTTATCTCACATTATGGATATCAAAGTCAAAGATAGGGGGGGAAATTAAGAAAAATGCTAAAAAATGGCATGTTGTAATTTTTACATCATGGGTTATTTTCTTGTATTCTATTTATGCTGAAATGTGGGTGGCTAATACTTTAAATGAAATATTTTCAGTAAATGCTAATCATTTAAGCATTACATATAAGTTATTAGCATTTTTATTTACTCCTTTTAATTTATTTTATCATCTTTCCATTTTGAGTTTAATTAAAAGCATTTTGGGCATTGTTTTTATAATGCTACTGATTTTTTCACCTATTATAATTATATTTGTTTTTATTCCGAATGTTAGGATAAGAGAATTATTAAAAGTAATAATGAAAATGTGTTTTTTTGTTTTTATATCGTCATTTATTATATCTATAATTACAAGTATTTCACTTAATAAAGATTATCTTATTAAAGAGTTTGCGCTGTGGGCTGATTTTAGCAGTAATAATCTTTGTACTGATGAATGGGTGAATAAGACGGAAAGTGTGCTTTTTTTAGATGGTGGTTATGTTCTAGCCTATCATCCACAAAATTTAAAAGATAATCAGTTTACAGTTGAAACTTGTAACTATAAAAAATCTTTTTAAATAAAATCATATATATATTATGGGTAAAAATTTTTAATTAATATTTTACCCAGTTCTATATAATACAAGTAAGGTATAATGTTAGCTTACATGAATAAATACTTTATTAACTTATCCCCATCAACTCACCAAAATTAACACTTGCCAATCTCTCCCTTACATCCTCATTCACCCGACTCAATGACAGCGTAAAATCTATTTTCTTAGCCTTACCATCGGTAAAAAACTCTGTTCTATCAGTGACTAAATTAGTGATCACATACATTCCATAAATGGTGCCTGTGCCCTCAATCAGCGGTAATGGACGGGCAACGTAGGCAGAGGTTTTTAATAGTTCCAGCGATACATCACCGCCGGTTACTTCGGGGTAAAGGGTACCAGCCAGTGTGATCTTATCTTCACCGGCACCTACATACTGCCATTTAGCACTGCGGCCAACACGGTCATTTTTCACATGGCGCCAGTCAAGTGAGTGGTTAAATGTTTGATAAGGGGCGGTACGTAGCTCAAACACAAACATGCCATAAATCATCATCATAATATTAGTCCTGATCTTTTAAGCTGGAACGGCGGCGGCTATCGCGTTCACGTAACAAAGTGGTTAATTGCTGTTTCACAATGTCAGCGATTTCTTTTTTATTGCTCATATCAACCCCGTAAAAATTTAACTCAAAAGTATTGTATTCCGGCTGCATGATTTGGCGTTCTGGCCGTGTCGGCGATACTGCTACCGGTACCGCATTTAATTTGGGTTGAATAGGGGCTAACGTATTAATCAACGCATCATTGAATTGTGGGAATAGTGAGGTTTTTCTCGCAGCGATACGGGGCTCTTGATATAGCCCATCAACCGTGGTCACAGCCGGAAAGTTTTTAAACACAATATCGCCGAGTTTATTTCTATCGACACTTTCCGCGGCGTCACTTAATGCAGATTTACTGCCTTTGGCTTTACTCTTTTTCTCTGCGCCGTCATACACCAAGGTACCGTATTTTTCCGCATTTTCTAACGGGTTAACGTCATTGGCTTTTTGTTGTAGCTCGCTGTTTTTTTCTAATTGTTTACCGGCAACGGTGACGCTACTGGTGATTTTACTGGTTGCCTCGGCTTGCTGTTTTTGTGCCTGCTCGTTGGCCTTGGCGGTTTTCCCTGCATAAGCGGAAACGGAGTTCAGTACTTTGAATGGGTCTTTTTCGTTCGGGTCAACCCCCATGGCACGCGCTGCATCGGCGGCAGCTTCGGCAGCGGAGGGGATAACGCCGAGTTTTTCCAGTATCCAGCCTAAGCCCTTGGCGACTTGTTGAATGGGAAAGAATAGGGCGCTGATAGCTTTACCCACTACCTCGCCGAACACTTGGCCGGCTTCGGTACACGATTTCAATTCTTCCGTAGATAATTGAACGGGTGACAATAATTCTTTAAACCAATTCCATACTTTACTAACCGCATTTGAAATGCCGTCGAATATTGGGGCGAACGGTGCAAAGGTGGCACTGAATGCTTGACCGATTGGTGCCAGTGCGGACGTAAAACCATCCCAAAACCCACTGAAAAAAGCTTTAATGGGTTCCCAATATTGATAAATTAATACCCCAGCGGCCACGATGGCGGCAACAAATAAACCCACAGGGCTCAATAGCAAAGAAAACCCACCGCCAATAAGGTTAATGGCATTACTGCCCGCGGCCATTAAGCCACCAAATCCTTGGGCGCCGGTAAGCATAAATAGGCTGAGTCGCATCGCCGCAAACGGCACAATCACCGCGGCAGCGGCAAGGGCTAACGCGCCAAGGGCAGTGACTAAAGTTGCAATAGCAATCCCACCGACAGCAAGGGCTTGCGTCATTTTTGGGTGTTCTTTCATCCACAGGCCAACTTTGCCAATGAAACCTGTCAATGATTGTGTGACACGGCGTAAAGGGGAATCGACATTTTCTTGAATTTCAATGCCGAGATCTTCCCATGCTGATTGCAACTGTTTCAGGTCGCCTTTTAAGTTATCAATCTTAACTTTGGCGTTTTTATCGGCTTCACCCTCGGCGCCCATGTTGGCGGTTTTCAGTGCGTCATAGCGGCCATTCATGACAGCATCAATGACGGCGCCCATACCGACCATCGCCTCTTCGCCGAAAATATCTTTTTTCATGCGAATTTGGCTGGCTTGGTCAAACTTACGCATACTTTTGCCAACGTCTTTTAAGATTTCGTCGGCGTCACGGAGTTTGCCGCTAGCGTCTTTAACACTGATGCCCAGCTTATCAAGGGCGGCTTGGCCTTTGCCGACAGGGGCAACCATACGGGATAAACCGGCGCGGAGTGACGTACCGGCCATGCTGCCTCGAATACCATTATCAGCCATGGTTCCCGCCATTGCGGCCATACTTTCAAGGCTGACGCCAAGTTGCGCAGCAATAGGGCCTGCATAGGTCATGGTTTCACCGAGTTGGCGTAAATCGGTATTACTGCGGGTAAAGGTAGCCGTGAGCACGTCAGAAACGCGGTTCATATCTTCCGCTTTTAATTGAAATTGCGTCAGAACGTTTGAACCAATGTCGGAAGCCTCGCCGAGATCCATATCACCGGCTAACCCCATGTTTAACACGCCGCCCAATGCGGCCTTAATAGCATCCGGTGTAAAACCGGCCATCGCTAAAAACTTTTGGCCAGCCGCAACATCGGTGGAGGTATACGCGGTACTGGCACCCAGTTCTCGTGCTTGCTGACGTAGCATGGTCAGTTGTGGCGAGTTTTTATCTAATCGGGTGAGGGCTTGAACCGTTGACATGCCCTCATCAAAGTCTCGACCAGGAGCCGTGATCCGCGCACCGGCATACAGCGCACCCGCACCGCCTGCGGTAGCAATCGCACCGCCAGTGGCTAATTTATTGCGTAGTTCTTTTGATTTTGCATATTGGCCTTGTGCCCGCGTGACCGCGTTAAGCCGGCGGCGTTGTTCATCTAACTGCCGGTTATAAATTTCGGTGCGTCGGGTGACTTGTGCCGTCGCATCACCGCTTTGTCGTGCTGATACTCCATGACGATAGAGTGACGCTGTCACGTTGTTAAGCTTTTGTTTCTCTTTGTCGAGTGTGCGGCCGTAGCGGTCACGCTCTAACCGTGCAGCGGCCAAAGCTTTCTTTTGCTCTTCGGTTTGTTGTGTCAGCGGTGGGTATTGGTCACGTAACGCTTTAACTTTATTTTTGGCTGTTTCGTAGGCTTGTGAATTTTTATTCACAGAATTAGAAAGCCTTTCGAACGTTTTCGACTGGCTTTGTAAATTACGGATTGAAGCGTGTGTGGCTTTGATTTGAGTTGCTAACCCTGCCGCGCTGCGCTGTGCAGCACTGACAGGGGATGATAACTTATTCGCAGCACTTAACGACACTTTGATATTTAAATTGCGGTCACTCATGATTCATTTCCTGTTCTGGCGGCTGCGCGTTTATGCCATAACAGGATTTCGCCAACCGTCATGGCGTCATATTCAGACGGCGCCCAGTGGAAAACGGTGGCGATATCAGCGATTAACTCATCCGTTTCAATGTTCGGGCACTCAATTACTCGTCCGCGTCGTCTGTCGTCTCTTGCGGGGAGTTCGGTACTAAAAAATTGGCAACACCAGTGGCGAGTGCATTTAATGCAGGGATAGGCAGTTGTATAACATCACGTTCAGTCATACGCGGTGACGTTACACGCGGCAGTAACTTAATCAGTGAATCCACATCAGAGGTCATCACGTCATACAGTTTTAAGCCACGTAAGGCACCAACTTGTTTCATGGTGTCGGTGATGGTGATTTCAGTGACTTCTTGCCCTGACTCTAATTTGATGGGTGCGTCGAATTGAATAACTTCAGCCATGGTTATTATTCCTATTAAAATAAACGTGAAATGGGTGGGTAATGAAGCCCACCGTATTAATTAGTGGCCAATGTTGGCGCGGTGTTTTTCCAGCATGTCTTTGCCGTTGACTTTCCACACCATGTTGAGCAAATCCACCTCAAACGTTTCTTTGTTATTGATGGTGATTTTGCAGTAGGTATTTTTGATGGTGTATTTGTGTTGCGTGTTATCACCGGCTTTCGCACTGCCTAAATCCAATTCAGTGAAACGCCCGCGAGTTTGAATTTCACACGGAACGGATTCACCGGTTGAATCATCGTAGTAAGAACCCGCAAAGCGGAATTGCTTACCGTCAATGGTGGTGCCCCAGCTTTCCAGCAATTCAGATATTAAGCCCCCCATCGAGGCTTCCATATCTAATGCGCCAGAATCAAAGCCCATCATGACAGCGACAGAGCCCACCATACCGGCACCTTGATAATCCTCTGTTTTTAATGACAGTTTTGGCGGGGTGACTTCTTCTACTTGTCCAAGGTAGGTTTGGCCATCAATGTATAGGTCAAACAAAAAGAGTTTTTTAGGCATACCCATAATTCAATTTCCTTATCCCAGTTGGTCAAAAACAGCGAAATACTCGTCAGTGAATTCCTGTGTCAATGTCAGGTTTTCCAGTGGCGGTACGGGGGTGTACTTGTAGCGAATGTGCGCCTTACCATCGCGTAAATTTTCTTTCGGGTTATCCGATGGGTCATACCAACATTGGAACCCTAATAAACGGCCTTGCGTGACGAGTTGTGCGCCTTTGCGGTTGATCCCATCGACAATATCTTTCACCAATGAGGGGGTGAGTGTTTTGTCGATATAGCTAAAATGCGCCTCGGCGATCATTTCAGCCAAGATTTGTGCGGTGCGGGTATACACTTCAAAGGTATAGATTTCTTTGTCGCCGGTGCGATTACCCCAAATGCGGTAGCCATCGCGCTTAATCAGCGTAGTGATTTGGTGGCTGTTTAAATCGTTGGCGTCGGTGTCTTTACCTTGTAATGTCCAGTAAATATCTGCGCTAATACCCAAAACACCATTAACCGGCACGTTAGAAATCGACTTATGCCAGCCTTGTTCCGCATCAATCTTGGCACGCAAGCCAATGGCGTAAGCGGTGGCGGGGATAACTTCGTTTTGGCCACTTTCTTTGTTGTAGGCGATAAATTCAGGGTAGATGATCATCACTTCGCGCTGATTGAAATCCTCGCGGTATTTCTTGGCTTCGGCGATAGTTTTACAGCCGTTGGCGCTGATATAAGCAAAGGCTTTAATTTGCTGAGCAAAAATCGCAAGCTGCATAGCAACCGGCTTGGTGTCCAATTTCGGTACCGCCAAAATACGCGGACGTTCACCGATATTAGCCTCGGCAGTTAGTAAGGCATAAAGGCCAGTATAGCGGCCATCGTTACCCGTGCCACCAATCACTAGTTGGTCTTGGGTCTTTTCGCTGCCTTCTTTCGCTTCGGCAACGCGCACAACCACTACTTTTGGGCTGCATTGGTCATCAATGGCTTTCAATGTGGTGTAAAGCGTACCGGTTTTACCGGCTTTGTTCAGTACCGTTTTAATGCGTGTGACTAATACGGGGGTGTCGAGTGGGAACGCCTCGGGGTCGGCATCTTCTGCGGTGCAGACAATACCAATTACAGAGGTGTCGATATCTCGAATAAGGGTGCTGAGGTCAGTTGTTTCATGGACTTCAACACCGTGATGATATACGGCCATCGTTATTATCTCCTGATGTCTATTTATCTTTATTCTCAGGGATGTTTGATAACAAATCATGCACTTAGGGTTCTCATAGGCACATGAGAACCACGGATGATTGCTCACCTACGCGCGCGACGACAATCTAGGCATATTGAATTGGCTAGGTGGTGAATATGTCTTTTACGGATTGGACAGAGGGGAATTTAGTCAAAGTTCCTGCCTTTGATTTAACGGTCGGTGGCGTGCAGCTCCTCGGCGTCAATGACCGGCTTATGTCATTAACATTAACGGATAATCGGGGTTTTGAGGCTGATACCTTAGAGCTCACTATCGATGATACCGACGGTAAAGTTGCGTTACCGGCGCGTGGGGCTGAGATTTCCGTTTCCCTTGGGTGGCAGGGAGAAGCCTTGGTACATAAAGGGATATATACCGTTGATGAAATTAGCCATTCAGGCCCACCTGACCAAATTACGGTAACTGCCCGTAGTGCGGACTTTCGGCAAGACTTTAACGTCAAACGGGAATACAGCTGGCACGATATCAAAGTTTCTGATGTGGTGAGCGCGATAGCAGGGCGTTATAACCTCAAGCCAGCGGTGAGTAAACAATTGATGCACATTGAGATTGACCACGCCGACCAGACCAATGAAAGCGATATTAGCTTTTTAACGCGCATGGCTGAAATGCTCGGCGCGATAGCCACCATTAAAAATGGCAGTTTATTATTTATCGTGCCTAATCAGGGAGTCACGCAAAGCGGAAAGCCATTGCCCGTCATTACCATTATGCGGGAAAGTGGGGATAGGCATTATTTCAGATTGGCCGACCGGCAAGCGTACACCGGTGTACAAGCCTATTGGCTTGATTTGAACTACGGCAAACAAAAGAAAACCAATCTTAAACGCAAGCAAAAGCCCAAAAAAGAGAAGTCGAGCAAAAAAGAGGGCGATTACATCGAGGGTGCCGAGGGGAACGTTTTTGTGATGCGGCAAACCTTTAAAAACGAGCAGTCCGCTAAACGCGCCGCCGCGGCCAAGTGGTCAAAATTACAAAGGGGTGTGGCAGAATTTAATATCACCTTAGCCGAGGGGCGCGCAGACCTTTACCCTGAAATGCCCGTTACGGTAACTGGCTTTAAACCGACCATTGACAGTCACCAGTGGGTGATTAGCCGAGTGACACACACCATTGATGGGAACGGGTTTATAACTCATTTGGAACTGGAAATAAAAATCAAAGATATTGATATGACGGATGACGAGCAAAACGACGAATAATTGATTATAATAACGGCAGGCATACCCATAACCCAAGGTTATAAAATGGCGTTCAATTGTCCAAAGTGTGGCGCTGTGACTTATACTAAAACCAGTAAATCCATGAGTAGTGAAACCCGCAGAAGTTACCACCAATGCCAAAATTTGTTGTGTGGTTGTTCTTTTACGACAATAACCTCAGTGGAGATCTATCTAACAAAAACAATCCCCAAGAGCTGCCAGAAGGCTTTGAAATCCCGATGGATAAGTTACCTAGATCGCATCGGGGAGAGAAACAGATGGAGATGTTTTGATGGGCGATCTTTTGTGAGTTAGTAATTATTAATCTTTTTTTATTCTAGAAATAATAAAATCTTGTAAAGCAGGGCCTTGTAGTTTCTGATTAGATCCATTCAATTTAACCCATGTTTCTCCTTTAGGGTTAAAATATACCTTTAACGAGTTGGATTTTGGAGTATATACTTCAACTACATAAGAATTATCACTAGAGGAGTTATCAGCATTAGATACCTTATGGAAGAAAATTTTTATTTTACTTGGATCTATGGCTGGCGCGATTACATGTATTTGGGTGGTAATCATTTTCCTTATATCATCTTTCAACGCTTGTGATAAGGTTAGACTTTTGACATTACCATTATCACAAATCCCCCAAAAAATACTCCCACCTTCGGAATTCAAAAAACCTATAATATATTCAAGAACTACTCTTGAAATTACCTTGGTGGGGTCTTTCCCGTTCACTTCCTTAAATTCAGTTGTTAAGTTTTCTTCTAATGAACATGATTGCCCTTCAATAAAGTTATATCCTTCACAAGGAGGATACTGATTTAGAAATTCTGTACTTAATAATTCACTGTCAGCTTTTTTAACTGCAGATAAGTAATCATTTATATGTTGCTCAACTTGTTCTATAAAATCACCATGGCTAACAAAAAACTGTAAACTAATATAAGTATAATTAATAGAATCATGATTTTTATTTGAATAATATTTTTTTATAGGCTTAATTAAACCATTCAGTAGTGTGCTTACTTTATTTAGATAATCATCAAAAGAATATGGTTTTTTCCAAGAATTAAGATCATAAGAGTCTGTCATTAGTTGTAGATTCATTCCATTATATGATTTGTCAAATATAATCGCAGATAATGAAGGGTAAACATTCTGAGCAGAGCCAATATAATAACTAGAACTCATAGGGAATTCTTCAACTTGAGTACCTTTGAGAATAGGAATAAAATCTTCAGCGTTCTCAATTAATCTTCTCCTTGATGAAAATTCCACATATTTAGATCCTTCAAAAAAAACGGTTATTTTTTCACCCAAACGCTCAAAGTACACAGCCATTTAAACATCCCTTTATCTAGAAATATGTAGCTATTTTATCAACATTCTTTCTGCTAAGTTAGTAAAAATAAAGCCTCTTATCAAAAGAGGCTTTATAAGTGTGGTCAATATGTGGACATCAACCATTGACTAAATCCATTTAAATCAATTGTTTAAATCACTTTTAGAACGCCGCACTTAGCGCCTTTGATTACCTAATCCGCACAAGTACCAGAACCGCTGAATAGGTGTAATTTACTTTATATTCAGTGAGTTGTAGTCAAAAGGCACTCGGGGGCGAGTGCCTTTTTTTTGTGCATAATCTGTACAAAAAAGGCTCAAAAGTGCCTAAAAGTGTTCAAGTGTGGACAATTTGTGGATATGCAAAAGTTAAATTTGTATTGCTTTTCGTCCTCAAAATCATCCTAAAACGAACAACCTATTAAGCTAACTCTGTTCCTCCTTTTAATGGGTTGTATGTAATCGCATCTTGAAGAAAGTCCGGTGCAAAGTGTGCGTAGGTCAGGGGTTGCTGTAATGTTGAGTGCCCTAAGATCCTCTGCAAAGTAATAATACTACCGCCATTCATCATAAAATGGGTTGCGAAAAATTGTTAACTAGTTTTCTTGTCTGAGTGGGGTGAGCCTGAATTTTCGTGCCTAGTGTGGGCTAAAGCCGGTGCGATTTGGCCAGTTTCGGGATTCACCTCATCGAACATGAACCAATCTCGGTATTTTCTAAATCGGGAGCGCTTAAAGAATTTCATTGCAGACTCCAATGATATTTTAGTTTTTCCACTTTCATATCCATGATAGGTAACGATTTGAGTTTGTTACCCGCATCGGATGTGGTCGAGTTATTAGATTATGAGGTGCTATTCGCCGAGCGAAAAGCCGCGTTAATCGCTGCTATGCTAGTAGAGCAGCGGGAAACGATTGCACGTACATTGGACTTAGAATCTGAGCCGTTAACCAAGTTATTGCGGAACAAGTGATCCCCGAAAATGAGGGCGGTTGGTGGATGAGGGAAATTGGTTTGTTTGATAAATCGGGGTTATTGGTGGTCGTGGCGAATTGCCCTGAAACTTATAAACCATTATTGGCCGAGGGCTCAGGTCGCACGCAAACTATCCGTATGATTTAGTGCTGAGATTGAAAGTGACTTAAAAGGCGTTTGGGTGTTCCAGTCTACTTATGATGAGTTTACAAAAACCGAGAAATTAGGTTTCAAAGTTATACAAAACTTTAACCGATTCCCAGAATGGAAAGAACTTGGAGCGACTGAATTGAAAGAAAAAGAAGTTTACATAGCTAATAAATGTAAAGTTAAATTGATCAATCATGCAGATAAGATCATAACTCCATTATAAGATACATTAGATTTAGGGATTGCTTTAGAAAGTGAGAAATTACAATTAAGCGCCTGGAAAAGATATCGAGTAATATTAAATCGAGTAGAGATTTCAACTGCGTCGGATATTATTTGGCTAGTTTATCCGTCATATTTTAAGGATGCCTTATGAGTGAAGGCATCCCATTTTATTCTTATTTGGAATAATCATCGGGTAAATCATCAAACATGCGATGATTTCTATTAAAATCAATTATGATATTTTGGTTAGGGCAATCATTTTTAGACAACATATCACAATTACTTTCAATATTACTTTCTTCTATTCCGGTCCACTGAGAAAATAAAGACATAAAACTTAGCCCACTACGACGGCTGTTTATTATTTCTTTATGCTTAGAATTATAAGATGTGATGAAAAAAGGCACTTCATAGTTCTGCTTGTACTTATCACTATGTGCCAATTCATTTTTGTCATATGTTAAAGATAACGCATGATCAGAAAAATACATCATTGACCATTTTGATTTAGTTTTACTTAAGTCAGAATATATTTCTGATAACAATTTATCTGTATTTTTTATACTCTGGACATAACAAGAGAATTTTTTATTCTGATAAAAATGATCAAACTGCTCCTCTGTTCTGGTACAAAATGGCGTATGACTTCCCATAAGATGAACAACAATAAGTTTTTTAGGTACTTGGGACTTCAAAGCCAATTTAAATTCTGGTAACAATGCATCGTCTGGAGAGACTGATTTATCATCTGAACTTCTTCTTTTAATAAAAAAACTATTGTTTGCTCTTCGTCCAATAGCGGCAACTGAGCCGTCATATTCACCCACAAATCCTTGATTAGATAACCAGTATGTATCAAAACCTGCTTTGTTAGCTAATGTCATGATGTTATTACCGATTTCAGGATATAAGGATAAGCTATGCGTTAAAGAAGGTTGTGTCGAACTCGCTGCAGAAGTGTAGTTAGTAAAAAAAGTCCCATTGATGGAGCTCATAAATGGTGTGTTCTGTATTTTAAAACCGTATTCTTGCATAAAATCTTTTCGGACACTTTCACCAATAACAATAACGTAAGTATCATATTGGTTATTAACGTCAGTGATTTTAAAAGTGTCATCACTTGTATATAATTCAACCTCATTGATTAAGGAATAAATAGAATAAATGAGCTCTGTAAAAAAATGAGTTTCTGGTGTTCCTGAATTAGCCGCTCTCTCATATTTACCACTTAAAGCATATTTTGAGGGAGTGAAGAAAAAAACCACCATTACGATACTTAGTATTGTCTTTTTATGATAATTCATCGAATTGGCTTTAATAAAGCTAACTAAAGTTCCAAAAGCGAGTATTAAGATAGAATAAATAAAATATTTATTATCTATATTTGATATAAATTCTCGTGATTCTTGTATGTCGGTATAATAAAAGGAAGCAACTGTATTATATGTAGGGGAGCCATAGATCAACCCGACAGGTAAATAAATAGCAGCTAAAATAGTGAAAAATAAAACAATAAAACGGTAGATACTATTTTTCACATAAAGCAAACCAATGCTTATGAAAAATATATACAGCGGCTTGAATGGATAGCCCATTACCTTGTGTAATATAGAAAAGAGAAAAAATAATGCGATAAACTTCAGCATTATTTTGCTTAAAATTACATTTTGTATTTTCTGGATCATAACTAGCTTTTTAACAATTCAGTCTTAATTTTTGCCGCGTAGATTAGCACAAATAGAGTAAACGAAACATAACAATAGGATTGAATTTTTGATATTATCAGAAAAATTTATCATTGATTGAGCTATGTCACTCATTATAAAGTTCTATATCATGGCTATGCTCATGGTTGTTTGTGTTATCGCCGGCTTTCGCACTGCCGAAATCCAATTCAGTGAAACGCCCGCGAGTTTGAATTTCACACGGAACGGATTCACCGGTTGGATCATCGTAGTAAGAGCCAGCAAAGCGGAATTGCTTACCGTCAATCGTCGCGCCCCAACTTTCTAATAATTCCGACATTAGGCCACCCATAGAGGCATCCATATCTAATGCGCCAGAATCAAAGCCCATCATGACAGCAACGGAGCCCACCATACCGGCACCCTGATAATCCTCCGTTTTTAATGACAGCTTTGGCGGGGTGACTTCTTCTACTTGTCCAAGGTAGGTTTGGCCATCAATGTATAGGTCAAACAAAAAGAGTTTTTTAGGCATACCCATAATTCAAATTCCTTAGCCCAGTTGGTCAAAAACAGCGAAATACTCGTCAGTGAATTCTTGCGTTAATGTCAGGTTTTCCAGTGGCGGTACGGGGGTGTACTTGTAGCGAATGTGCGCCTTACCATCGCGTAAATTTTCTTTAGGGTTATCCGATGGGTCATACCAGCACTGGAAGCCCAATAAACGGCCTTGCGTGACGAGTTGTGCGTCTTTGCGGTTGATACCATCCACAATATCTTTTACCAATGAGGGCGTGAGTGTTTTGTCGATTTTTCTATATGTACTAAATAAATTTATTTCACTGACCAA